TTACAAAGACAGCACAGTTAGTAAATCATTATTCTTTATAGATTTACAGAAAAAGTTTGATTACTCAGTTAATTTTTCAATTAAACATTTTAAAACAAAAAAATGAACGTTGGAGAATATTTTTATTATAACAATTATTTAATTAATCTCATAGTTTACTACGATCAAAACGTGAAAAAAATGAGTATTAAAAATCGTTTTGCAATTATGAAAGAAATTGAAACCCTAGAAAAAAAATTAAAAAAATGAGAAACTGGAGCAAAGAAATAGAATTTATTGCAAGTGATTTATTAGATCAAAATGCAAGCCAACACGGAGCAACGAAGCCAGACTATTCAAATCGAGATTTTATGAATACCATTATAATTTTTCAAACTGCGCTTATGGATAAAATGTACAACAATCAAGATTATGATAACATGACTTTAGAAAATAGAGGTAAGATGGCCATTGAATGTGGCATGGATTTACGTAAATTAATCCATACATTTACTGGATTAGACACACACAAAGTTGAAGAATTTTTATAATATATAAATATGAAAGAAATATTATTAAAATTTATAAATAATTATGATAGTGAAATAATTATTGATTCCAATAAAGTAAATTATATAGTATATGAAAACCATGAGCATATTTATATTGATTTGGATAAACAGGAATTAATTAATTTTTTATTTATGTTAAAACAAGATTTTGAAATACAAGAAACAATTAGTAATTTAGAAGATGGTTTTTTAGTTTATGAATTTCATATACCTGACGATATGGTTATTGGCCAAGGAGATTTTGGAGATGGTATTATTGATGATTTATTTACCGTAGAAACTTCCGTTTATTTAATTACTAGAAATTACAAAATAGTTTACCATTCATATTTAAATAGTAAAAATTGGCACGATAAAAGAAATCAGATGCTAAAATTTGCTAATTATAAATGTAGTAGATGCAATGAAACTGAAAACTTACAAGTTCATCATTTAAATTATAATACAATAGGAGAAGAATCTTTAGGTGATTTAGAAGTTGTATGTGTAAATTGCCATAAAAAAATACATAAAATTAATTAATAAATTTAATAAAAATGTAAGTAAAAGTAAATTTTTTTGTAGGCTATAATGATTTTGATCAGCCAACTGTTACATTTGTAAATCAAGATGGAGATACATTTTATATAAGTAATAACGATGATGCAATAGCTTTTTTTAAAAACTATAAGTAGGTTTTTTTTAGATAATTAATAAAAAAACACTATCTTTGTAAAATAGTTGTTTAGTCGAATTTACAACAAACGAAAATATATATATAACCTTTTTTAATGATTCTCAAATTCGACCTTGGAGATGATTTAAAAAAGGTTTTTTATTTTTAAAAATTTATTATGTACACTTATCACTTAACAGATGACAATGGATCATCAATAGTACAACTTGAAACTTTACAAATTAAAGGTTTTTTTCTTCACGAATTTGGATTATACAAAATAAAAAATCAATTCGAAACCGATATTATTTGTGAAAGAATAATAGGACACCAATTTTATTTATTTTACAATGAAATTAAAGAAAAATTTGACATTAAAATTACTAAAAATTTCTTTTTAAAAGTTGGTAGTTATAATGCACCCTTTGACTATCATAAATATTATTTTAGAGAAACCATGAGAAATCAAAAAATATATGAAATATTTTTAAAATATAAATCTTTAAAAAATATTTTAAATTTTGAGTTTTTAAATTCAGAAACTCTTTTAATTTCGTATAATGAATAATAAAAAAAATTAAATAATGATTATTTACATTAAGCCACTTTCAATTAATCAATGCTGGATGGGTCGTAGATTTAAGACTAATAAATATAAGGCATACGAAAAAGAACTTTTGTTATTGCTTAAAAAAAAAGTAGTTCCAGAAGGTAAACTAGAGCTAATTGTTACTTTTGGATTATCTTCAAAGCTAGCAGATTACGACAATCCTTTAAAAGCATTTCAAGATATTTTATGCAAAAAATACGGTTTTGATGATCGTAGAATTTACAAAGGAATAATTGAAAAAGTAGACGTAAAAAAAGGTAGTGAATTTATTGAATTTAAAATAAAAAAATATGAATAACCCAAATAATCAACATCAACAAGTTTTATGGTATTTGTATATGTGGGATAATTTCTCACTGGTAGACGTTATAGAAGACAGCTTATTTATTAAGTTTCAAAGCAGACTTTCAGATTTAGAAATTAAGCACGGTGAATTTACCATAAAAACCCGGAAATCTTTTATTAATAGGTTTGGCAGAAAATCTAGTTACTACATTTATTCATGCGAAAATAAAAAACTATTGTTAGATTTATACGAGAAAGTTTAGTATATTTGCGATATAGTTATGGTCTCAAAACTTGGTAACTTAAAGAAATTAACACAAACCTTTTAATGATTACAGCATGAGACCCTGTATGAATTAGGAGGTTTTTTTTATTAAAAAATTTAAATATGGCAGAAAATAAAAAATCATTTATACTTTACGCTGATTTAATAAACAACATAGATCACTTAACTTTAGAGGAAAAAGGAATGCTTTTTAACCATCTGTTAGAGTATGTTAATGACATGAACCCAATACTAACAGATAGAGTTGTATTATCTGCATGGAAGTTTATACAGAGTCATTTAAAAAGAGATTTAGTTAAATTTAATGACGTTAAGAAAAAAAGAAGTGATGCTGGAAAAGAGTCAGCAAGATTAAGAGCGTTAAAAAAAGAGGAACAAAATTCAACAAAATCAACAAGTGTTAAAAGTGTTCAACAAACGTCAACAAATCCAACTGTTAATGTTAATGATAATGTTAATGATAATGTTAATGATAATGATAATAAAGATATAAATACTAGAAAACAAGAATTTTACAATTCTTTAATAATTTATAAATCAAATTACACAGAGTCTATGATAATAGACTTTTACGACTATTGGAGCGAACACGGAGAAAAAGATAGAAAGTTTAGAAAAGAAAAGGAAAAAAGTTTTAATACTGAATTAAGACTAAAAAATTGGAATAAAAGATCAAAAACCTATAATAATAATAATAATAAACCAAAAAAAGAAGATGCTGCAACCATCTTACAGCGTAAATATGGATTAATCAAATAAATTATGGATAAAATAGCAATATTAGATAGAACAATACCCTTAAGAGCTTTTAATAAAGAAAATTTAAATAAGGTGCTTTTAATGGACTTTATGCCTTACTTAACTAGATTGTTAAGCTTAACTGACGAGACTAGCGCAGAACGGCTAGAAATAGCATTACCAGCAATTAAAGAGCAATGTATTGGTATGGGGTTTGTAGAGATTAGGAAAATGTTTGAATATTACGTAGACTCAAAATTAAATTTAAAGCCGATACCTAATTATTTTGATAGAATTTTATTAGGCAAGATAATAACAGAGTGGAAATTATTACAATCAAAAAAAATAAAACCTAAAATGAAAGAAGTAAATTATTCAGAAAGCGAAAAGCATACAATTAATAACGGTATATTAAATAGGTTCTTAAAAAAATATGAGAAAGATAGATTTATTGAAGATGAACTGTTTTATATTTATGATATTTTAGATAAAAGAAAACTTACAAATAGTTCTTTAGAATACAAAAACTCTATAAAAAAAGATGCTATTTATTTACTAGAGCAAGAAATAAACAACAAAAAAGCTACAAATATAGACGAACAAAGAAAGTTTAAAAAAGATTTAGAATTAATTAAGACAGGAAAGTTTTTGGACATTAAAAGAAAATGTAAAATTTTAGCATTAGAAGAGTTTTTTAGAAATTTATATAAGGATCAAGAAAAAGTAAATGCATTTAAAAAATCATTATGAAAAAAGATATTTACCATGACTTGAAAGCAATTAAAAAAATAGTTGAAAAAGTTAGCCAAGAGGAAGATATTTCTTTTGTATCTCAAAAAAGGCATTTTGTTTTTTTACGATTAGTTTTTTATGAGTTGGCAAGAATACATACAAAGCACTCTTTACAAGAAATAGCTAATTTATGCGATGTTACACACGCAACAGTTTCAACAGGTCAAAAAAACTTTTTTTTTAACTACCAAAAAGAAAACTTTAAAGAATACAAAGCTATTTATAATAGTTGTAATTATTATATTATTGAGTACTACAAAATTTATTATACAGAATTATTTGATAATTTAAATAATCCTAACATTATTTAAGTTGTTTAAAAGCTCTTAAAACACTTTGTATTAAAAATATTTAAGTTTTTTATTTATTGAACTAAATTCATTATCTTTGTGTCTAATTGATTAAATTTGTGCGTGTATCCAAGCGGTTTAAGGGGATGGTTTGCAAAACTATTTTTCGTCAGTTCGAATCTGACCACGCACTCTTAATAAAAAAATATGAAGCAAATAACAATGTACCATAGCTTAATTTTAGGTACTACAAGCTACGAATTTTTACCTCCTGAAGTAAATGAAAGTAATTTTATGAAATATTAATATGAGTATTTTAGTAAAAAATTTTAATTATGAATAGTATTTTAATACCTATTAATAGTATAAAAACAAACCTTAACAATCCTCGTATTTTAAAAGATGATAAATTTAAGAAATTAGTAAATTCCATAAAATCATTTCCAGAAATGCTAAAGGTTAGACCAATCGTTGTTAATGATGATATGATTGTTCTAGGTGGTAATATGCGTTTAAAAGCCTGTAAAGAAGCTGGATTAAAAGAAGTTCATATTATAAAAGTTTCTGATTTTACCGAAGCACAACAAAGAGAATTTATTATAAAAGATAATGTAGGATTTGGTGAGTGGGATTGGGAATTAATATCTAAAGATTGGGATGCTGATGAAATTACAGATTGGGGTTTAGATGCAATAGGATTTGATTTAGATGCGGAAGATTATGATGATGGTTTTAGCCTTCCAGATGGTGATAAAGAGCCTTTTCAGCAACAAACATACACTTTAGCAGATACACAAGCCGAACAGATTAAAAACGCAATAGCAGACGTTAAACAAACAGAGGAATATAAATACGTTGAAACCTTTGGAAATGAAAACAGCAACGGTAACGCTTTATATTTAATTATCATGCAATGGGTAGAGCAAAGGAAATAATAGTAAAAGTAATACCTTCAAAAATTGCTAATGAGTTTGTAAAGAAAACACATTACAGCGGAAAGGTTGTTCCAAATAGTACGTTGCATTTCGGTTGTTTTTTAGATGGAAAATTGCATGGTGTTATGAGTTATGGAAGTCCTTTTGTGAAAAAGAATGTTTTACCAATAGTTGAAAATAGTGAATGGAATAGTATGATAGAGCTTAATAGAATGGCTTTTGATGATTACCTTCCTAAGTATTCAGAAAGTAGATGTATTGCAATTAGTTTTAAATTAATAAAGAAAAATGCACCGCAAATAAAATGGGTTTTAAGTTTTAGTGATGGATGTAGTTGTGGAGATGGGACAATTTATAGGGCTAGTGGTTTTAAATTAATTGGGATAAAAGATAATAATGGTTTATTTAATTACAATGGGGAAAATATACATGGGAAAGTACTTTGGGATAAAGGTATTAGTAAGAGTTGGTGCATAGGAGATAAAGAATTAGATTATATTAATTCAAAACCAAATAGTATAATAAAAAGAATACAAGGAAAGCAATTAAAATACATTTATTTAATAGATAAAACTTGCAAGATAACCGTTCCAATATTACCTTTCAGCGAAATTGACAAACAAGGTGCAGGAATGTATAAAGGAAAAAAGATTACCTTAGCAGAAAGACAAAACAATGAACAGATATAAAATAACAGTTTACAAATTAGATAGTAAAGGTAAAGAACGAATTATTAAATGTGAGATTTTCGATAATAGACAAGATGCTGATACATTTTTACAAAACCAAAAATCAGATATAAGACCTTATAAAATAAATGATAAAAAAGATTATCATATTTTAGAGGCACTATAATACATGCGTGTATAGCTTAAATAAAAAGCACTTTGCATTCCAGCAAGGGGATGGGGTTTACAACCACCTACACGCTCTAAGATTAAAAGAAATGGCATACAATACTAAAGAATTAGAAAAACAATCACTTGAAGCAATAGAGAAATATAAACTATTCTTTATTGAAGATATTATTTGTTATTTGCCATGTTCAAAATCAACTTTCTACGATTTTAAATTACACGAATTGGACTCTATAAAAGATGCTTTGTTAAAAGTCAAAACAGAGATTAAAGTATCAATGCGTTCTAAATGGTATAAATCAGAAAATGCGACTTTACAAATGGGGTTAATGAAATTAATATCAACTAAAGAAGAGTTAATGAAACTATCTATGAATCATAATGTTATTGAAGGAGGCATGGATTTAAACATCCCTAAATTACCAGATATTGGTAAACGATAATAAATATTTATACACAAAGGCTTATTTTAAGATACTAGATTTGATACAATCGAATCCAGATGAGGACGTGTTTGTTATTCGTGGCGGTCAGGGAGCATCAAAAACTGTTAGCATAATTCAGATTATAATACAGGCATTATGTTCGTCAACTAAAGAAGCTACTATCTTATCTTCAGAACTATCCAAAATGAAACGGACAGTTATACGCGACTACAAGAAAATATGTAAAGATTGGGGAACTATCCAAAATGAAACTGATTTTAATAGATCAGAAAGCAAACACGAGTATTTTAACGGGTCTTATTTAGATTTCTTGGGTGCAGATGTTAATGACGTTGGTAAAGGTTTTAGACGAGATATACTTTATATAAATGAAGCAGATAAAATGGATGTTGATACGGCCGTACAATTTATTTCTAGGGCAGGTCTTACAATAATTGATTACAATCCAGACGCTTTATTTTGGGGTGATGACTACATAAACGATAATAATTTTATAACCTTAACTTTTGAAGATAACGAATATCTTTCAAAAAGTGAGGTTAAAAGTATTTTAGATTATAAGCAAAAAGGATTCCATGATTCTAATTTAAGCAATGATAAACTTTTTGAGCAAAGTAATATAGCTAATAAATACTGGGCTAACAAATGGCGTGTTTATGGTCTTGGATTATTGGGTAATTTAGAAGGAGTTGTATTTAATAATTGGAGCGTAATTAATTCACTGCCTAAAGAAGCTCGGTTGTTAGGTAGAGGTTTAGATTTTGGTTTTACAAATGATCCCACATCAATTATTGAAGTCTATAAATACAACGATCAAAGAATACTGCACGAAGTTTGTTATCGCA